CCCTGTTGTTGTTGGAATTAAACTTAATTCTTTATATCCACTAACATCCGAATTTACACTTTGATTAAAATAATATATTTGACCAGAAGAAATTCCATCTGCTCCAGTAGCACCAGTAGCACCAGTAGCACCAGTAGCACCAGTACCTCCAGTTGGACCTGTTGGACCTATTGAATATCCAGGACTTACGAAATCCCAAGCATAACCGTTCCATCTCCACCTATCTAAATTTGGACTTATATAAATTTGATTAAGTACGGGATTTGCTGGCCAATCTATTTGAGACATGCTAATATTTTTATTTACTTATATATCCGATTTTTTTATTATTAAGAACTAGATAGCACAAATAAAAAAAGGATCCCTTTCGAGATCCTTTTAGAATTATGAATATTTATTATTAAATTATGATTGAACCGTTTCCACTAGATTAAAATATTCAGTAGCTGTACTTGTAATATTTATTGTTCTAGTTGAATCCTCCCACCCATCTTGAACTGAAAGTACCTCTATCACATATTCATTATTATATGATGATGGAAGATCGTAGAAAGTAATACTTCTAAATCCATTAGTTATAGATCCGCTTCCTATTGAAACTTGCTGAATATTATCAGGACCAAATTCAAAAAGTCTATAGAGATTAATATTAGAATCTATAATTGTATCTGTTCCGCCAACAACGTCTACATTTAAATTAATAACTCTATCTAGATTTATATCTACAGAAACATCCGAAGCTCCATCATATGATCCTGAAGCTCCCCTTTCTGGATAATCTGGAGATAATGCTGCATATACGTTGATCATCTGTGAATCGTTATTAGGTATAGTGAATTCATAATATCCATTGCTATCAGTGTTACCTGTATAACTCCAAGTATCTCCATCAACAGATACTTCCGCTTTCGCTAGTGGATTATCGTTTTCGTCTCTAACATATCCATAAACGATATTATCTCCTGGATTTACATAATTTAGTTCGAAATTAATTTCTACTGAAGGAACCTCTTTTTCAACAACAATATTTGAATATTCGTATTCTCCATATCCTCCTGCTTCTACTGTTATTCTATCCAATCTTCCAAAAGGAACATCTAAGAAAATATAATTCCCGTTTTCGTCTGTTGAAACCGATCTATTAAGGGGAGATAATCCAACTTTAGCCTTGCTTATTCCAACACCATTATCATCTGTAACTTTACCCCATACTCTACCGTCTATTTCACTTATAGGAGTAACTTCGCAAAGATCATTAAATGAAAGGGTCAATTGTACATTGGAAATAGAATCACAGAATATTCTATTCGCAAAATCTGAAGATTCTCTTTGGTCAGCTTGAATAGCTTTAAGGTTATCGTTACAATCTACATAAACTGAAATTTTATCAGCATTGAAAAGAACTCTAGATCCTATTAGATGAAGTAATTTAATGAAATCGTCATAAAACTTAACTCCAGTGGAGAATAAATCATTAAGCTCCTCTCTTCTTATATCACCATCTTCTAATATACTTAATTCTTGATCAACTCTATCATGTAAATCCCTAGATATTCTAGTATCTATTGTATATTTTGGAGCTACGTTATGTAATTTTGCCCAATTTTCTTCCCCATTTGCACCTTCTAAATAAACCCCCAAAATACATCCTCCGTAAAGAAGTTCTTGATAAGTCTTATCTTTAGTTTCGTTCCATTTTTGATAAAACTCATAAAGCTTATACCAAAGATCTGATCTTCCTTCAAAGAATTCTACAACATTTAATGGACTTGGGTTGCAAAGATCTAAATACCTTCCTTGCCAATCTCCACCAGGAAGGGGAATATAAAAACGTCTTTCTCCGTTACCCTCTATCCATAATCTATACGGTGAATATATTTCAGCATCTTTTGCAGCTGTTGCTCTTCCGTCTTTTATAGATGCTGATTGATAAGAAAGAGTTAATCCGCAAGCAGATTGAGCTCCTGTCACTAAGTATGGAGATATATTAGAAGAAACTCCAAAGTTATTATACAGATAAGTGTCACAAGCATCTGGAACGTTTGTACCAAAAACTATATTAGTTTTTTTACAATCATCCATACAAACATTTTTAAGGGATTTGCGGATATAGCATATCTCTCCTTTTTTAAAATCAACATCTTTTATTTTAAAAATGTAATATTTCTCTGTTTTTCTGTCCAACATATAAAGAATAAGAGATTCAGGTCTAACTGGACCCACTGCTTCTAAAGCATTAGCTCTTTGTTGAAGATCTGAAATACCTCCCCATCTTAAATATTTTAAATAGTTTATTGATGGATTATAAAGATCTACACCATCATATTCCTCAGGATATGCAAACCAAACTCCTTTTGGTGTATCTTCGGAAGGTTCTTTTTCTTGGAATACGTTATATAATAAGGATCCTTCATATTTTTCAGGATCTGCTAATTTAAGTCCAACATAGTCAGATATAGTATCTGTTAAGCATCCTGAAAGGCAAACGATTGCGATATCTTGAGATTCCTCAGTTCCGCTTTCTGTTAGATTTGTTTCCACGTCACAAGGGTCCCATCCACCTATTTGATTTCCTTTAGTGTCCCAAGCCCATACGTCTCCGTTCCAGATTTGTTCTGCTAGTGCTCTAGATTTTTTAATTTGCTCGACATCGAATTTTTTTCCTAGGTCGATGGTGGAATTTGCTTTCAATCTAATTCCACCAAGATCTGAAATAATAAGATCTCTTGAAAGTAGGTTAGTAACTTTAAAGATGTAATTCTCATTATCAGATTTTGTTGATGCGGCTGCGTTCATAGTAGTTTTTATTTGTATATATTCTAAAATTCCAATAAAATACTACTATACATGGAGTATCGACTAAAAAAATAATTATTTATTTATTTGGGGAAAGTATAGATGTAAATATAAGCTGCACGCCAGGATTTTGAACATTTTCTCCTTTTACAAATATTGAAATCTCAGATCCTCCTAAGATTTTATATTCGGATCTACCACAAGCTATCTTATTACCTTCTGATTTTAAAGATGCTATTATTTCATCATTAACATAAATTATAGCCTCCCATTCTTTTTCTTCTCTTGATGATAGAGATATACCCACAAGAACACAATCGTTCCAAGAAATAAATGGTGTTATATTTGTATAATTTCCTCCTGCTCTCTTTATAAATCTATCTGTTACTCCCTCACATCCGTTCCAATCCTCAGAAGCATCAAATGTAAAAGTCATTTGATTTACAATTTCTGCTGGATTCTTGTGATCTACATAATCAACAGGTATCGGTTTATCGTCATATTGTTCTCTGGTAATCTCTATACCGCTATTGTCTAGGTATATTATTTTTTTCCTTGTAACAACATCCCCATTGGGTAGAGTTATCTGGTATTCCTTTATTTGATATGATCCGATATTAGACATTGGTTAGTTTAATTTTTATTTCTATTCTAGATCTAAGATTAGTAGGATTAGTTGACCATGTAGGTGTAGTCCATTTTATGTATAACTTATCCCCTCTAGATATAGATACAGGTGTATCTAGGTTTATACTTAAAGCTTCCACTGTATCTGTTGGGATATTAGTATCAAATACGTTTAACCCTTTAGTTTCATTGTATAGTAAATAATTAGATAACTCTGAGGATCCTGTTACCATTCCTGGATATAAAAGAATAGAATATCCTGTTATCTCGCCATCAAAGAGAGATAAAACCTTAGAAGCATCAGATAATGTTGTTAGTGGTAATTGGTCATTAAAATCCCCGAAGAAATATAACTGATTGTCTATGGGAGATATTGATGAGTGTCTAAATATAATAGAGCTATATGGCTGAACTGGTATAGCACCAGCTGAATCCCAAGCATATCCGTTCCATATCCATGTTTTTCCGTTATCTGTATAGATGTATCCTATATCTAATCCCATTCTGGGTGGATTTGTTGGCCAGTTTGACATAATTTATTCTATTTAATTATATTTTTTTTATACTTACCCTTCAATAAAATATCTAATATTTCATCACTATGGTCTTTTTTCCAGTATGATTTAATTAGGTAATTATCTGACCTTGTTAAAGATCCCGATGGAAATGTATTACTTTCTCTTTCGTTATATATTAATCTATATCTTTCGTTTATATCTGATCTTATAGCTCCAGCTAAATCGTTTTTTGTAGCATCTTGTTCTACATTATCTAATGGTAATTTACTTTCGTTTATTAACGGAAATAGCGAATCAATAATATTTCCATCTACGTCTAATAATTCCACAATGTATCCAATCTCAGGATCTTTATCTAACTCAATAGATTCTTCAGGGTCTAAATATTTAGGTAAGTATTTACAAGTAAAATCTAAAGATGTTTCAAATTCCTCAGGACTAGCTCCATTTAGATCTGAGGTAAATTTAGATATCGAATATCCATTAGGATCTATTTTTGATTCCAATACTTCAGTTTTTAATAGCTGATTTCCTTTGTTAATATATTGATAGATTTTGTAACTATCTGTTTGTATAGGTCCTGTCTTTGTAATAGAGTATGTCCTTATGTTTATATAAGAAAAATCCCCATTTATCCAATCAACTATTCCGTCTATTTTATCCTTATTATAGCTTTGAATGCCGTGATTTTTATAAAAGTCAAATAGAGATTGTGTACTTACTATAAAATCCTTAAAATTAAAGTCATCTACATTTCTTCTTAAATATCTAAAAACAGCTTCTTGTCTATCATCCCTACATTTTTTTATGTTGTTATTGAATTCGTCCCAATTGATTAGGATATCGTCCTCACTAAGTATTTTTTTTATTATTTCTGAATCAGGTATAAAATGCTTACACAGGATATTTAATTCAATCTCAGTGAATGAATCAATATCCACTGAATCATTACCATTCTTTTCTTTGTATTTTTTGGAAGAATATATTAGTTCAAGCTCATCTAAAAAATTTATATAATCCATTCCTGAAAATGCCCATAGATCATTTAGATTTGATATTGATAATATATTTTCATATCCATCTATTTCAGAGTCTGAATATATCCAGGGAGCATTTCCTTTTAGGTCTTTTATGTCCCAATTAAAAATATCGACGTTAATTATTTTTCCGTCAATCTTAAAAGCCAGAAGTTTTCCTTGATCCTTAGAAATTGAATGTCTTCTATATGAATTGTTTTCTCTTATCATTTGATATTATCCTATTTTAATTAGATCTAGATGTAGATCCCTAACATTTACACCTGTAGTACTTGTTAAATTATTTATCAATGGATATACTAAATCCCCGCTATTTAATTCTATTAAATCACTAACTACTACTGACTCTCTAAAGTTAGCTGACAAGTTAACAACTTGCTCATTCTGATTTCCTGCAGTTATTCCATTAATTGATAATAGGGTACCAAAGTTGGTTATCCCAGCAGTTGCTAATGGAGTTGTTGTTAATGTTGCCTTGAATTTAGTTCCATTTGTTCCTGAATATAATAGTCCAGGTGCTGGATTAACTATTATTTGTATATCATCTATAGAAGCGGGAGGTTGTGTACCTATGCTATTATCATTCTCCCATGAAAATACGATTCTTACATTTGATGCAGTAAAAACTGAAGCATTAACAGATACTGCTGACTGAGCTGTGAATCCTGCTCCTAATAGATTATAATTAACAGCTCCACCTCCTAAAGATACACCTGCTACTGGTGTAGTTGCCGGTGTTGTAATATAAAGACGAAGCCTATCTAATCCTGTTTCTCCCTGAACTCTAATATTAAAAGATATAGTTATTGAATAAGCATATTCAGGTACAACGATGTCCCTATAGAAATGAGATATCTGAGCGGTAGTTATAGTATATGCGTTATTTACACCTAGATCATTAGATATGTATGCTCCGTTTCCTGCTCCATTTGCTCCTGTTGTTCCTACGTACCAAGCATTTGTAGAATCGTTTACTGATGTCCATCCGTTAGATACAAAAGTGCTTCCGTTTTCGAATCCTCCGTCACCAGTAGAGCTTAAAAGTATATCTGCTGGTAATGACGTAAATTCCGGGGTATTTAATGTACCTAAAGATTGAGTACCGCTAATTTTTCTCCATGTGTTAGAAACTGCTAGAGATGTTGTATTTGTGTTGTTTGTAAAATAAGAAATTCCCCTTTCAGTTCCTAAAGCAGGACCGGTAGGTCCGTCGATACCATTAAATACCCAAGAAAAAGAGTAGGGTTTAGTTAAATCAAAGATACCAGATCCGGATAAAAATGTTAATCCAAATGACCAATAGCTACCACCTAAGGTATTAATAAGAGCATTTATACTGTATATTGCAGATACACTAGAATCACCGACCTCAGTTACTTTTAAATACCCAGTATTTAATGATCCTACGTATGTTAGAGCTTCTTGAAACCATGCTAAATAACTTATATTTTCAAAGTTAAATTTGTTAAAAAGTAAAGAAGTAACTAATGTTAGATCTGTAGAATCTGAATAGAAATATGTAGCTCCTGGAAGTCCTAGACTTATATCTCCATCATATTGCCATCTAGAAGAATTTGATCCGTCGATTCCTGCCGCTCCTGTTGGACCAGCAGATCCAGTAGGTCCTAACGAGGAGACTGATATCCATTGATAAGTAGCAGGTGAAGTAATCTCATGAACATATACGTATAGTATATCATTAGATGAGTTGTACCAGAAAGAACCTGGTGTTATCGATGGTCCACCAGTTCCGGTAGGAGCGCTAGCTTCGTAATAAAAAGGATAAGGACCAGTTTCGCCGGTAGGACCAGTCGCTCCTGTATCACCAGTTGGTCCTGTATCACCAGTTGGTCCTGTATCACCAGTTGGTCCTGTATCACCAGTTGGTCCAGTTGGTCCAGTTGCTCCGGTATCTCCAGTAGGTCCTGTTACATTCGAATCTGCACCTGTTGCCCCAGTAGGTCCCGTAGGTCCAGTAGCTCCAGTAGCTCCTGGGAGATATGTTGGAGTTACCCATTGATATGTATTAGGGGAGTTGCCATCAGAAACGTATGTGTATAGTACACCTGTTTCACTATGGTACCACAAAGCCCCATGTTCTATAGAAGGTGTTCCTGTTCCTGTTGGTGAAAAATCTTGAAAATAAAATTCAAGTGCTCCAGTAGCCCCAGTAGGACCTGTTGGACCAGTAGCACCAGTAGCACCGGTAATTCCTAGAGATCCTTCTAAAGTAAATATACTAAATCCTGTATCGCTATTTGTTATAGCTACTGTACCTACTCCGCCAGCTAGGTATGATGATTTAACCCAAAATTTATCACCAGCGGATGCAGAAACTATACCAGTTACTGTTATTAGATCATAAGGAACACTAACCCCTCCTGTTACATCCTCTAATGATATAAATCCTCTAAAATTAATAACCTCAAGAGGTGAAGAAGTATCCCTCCACAATGTAGTTGACAAGAAACTACTTCCTCCTGTAGCTATATGTTCGAATCCTACTTTATAACTTATAAAATATTCTCCGTCTACTAGGGTTTCTACATATGTACCGGTTTGTCCAAATGAAACAAAATCACCCGTGGCAAATATTCCTGTATCTATTAGATTATCTGTGTCTAGTCTTATAGGTGTTTCCCCTCCTGGTGTAATCGATTGAGATGTACTAAATTTGCTAAGATCTGCATATCCCAAAGGAGCAGGAGATCCTGCAGGACCGGTAGCTCCAGTAGCTCCAGTAGCACCAGCTCCAGTAGCTCCAGTTGAACCTGTATTTCCTGTTGCTCCTATATCTCCTGTTGCACCAGTAGGTCCAGTAGGTCCTTTTAAGTTTGTTTGTATTCCCCAAATTCCTCCAGATTTTAGATACACGTCTCCAGTATCATTATCTAGATATAAATCTCCGTCTCCTCCTAAAGATATCGATGGAGATCCAGATCCGCTATACCAAGTATTACCGGTTGCTCCAGTAGCTCCAGTAGATCCAGTAGATCCAGTAGGTCCGGTAGATCCAGTAGCTCCGTTAGATCCAGCAGGTCCAATAGAACCAGTAGCCCCGCTAGGTCCAGTAGCTCCAGTAACCCCAGGCGCTCCTGGAGATCCTTTTGCTCCATTAGGTCCAGTAGCACCAGTAGCACCAGTGACCCCTGTGTTACCAGTAGGTCCTGTAACATTAGAATCTGCCCCTGTTACACCCTGAGGTCCTGTAGGTCCTATACCTCCAGTAGGTCCAGTAGATCCTGTATTTCCTGTAGGTCCGGTTCCTCCAGTAGCACCAGTAGCACCTCCAGCGGGCCCGGCAGGTCCAGTAGATCCTGTAATACCCTGTGATCCTATGATAGAAACCCATGCTCCTGTACCGTTTATACCACCTGTCATAGTACCTGAAGCAGAACTTACTGGAATACTACCAGTAACTGTTACTGTAGCTCCATTTCCGCTTGCTCCTAATCCAGGTAGAGCTTTAATGTTTATTGTGTTTAATGAATAATCTGCTAAACAAGGACCAGTTGTGTTTAGCAATATATTGTTTACTAAAGATTCTGCTGTTAAAACATTATTAGTAAGCCAGGAAGCTTGTCCTGCAGTTACACCATTATATAAAACTGCTATAGTTTCCCCGTTTATACCAGTAGATCCTATATCAAATGAAAATGATGCCTGTACCTCACCAAAATTTAAAAACGCTTCATAATCGCCGCCTATAAATCTTATTTGCCCAGGTACTCCTGGTCTTAATGATTCATTTATATAAGTTCTATCTGTTATTAATCTAAGTCTACCTCCAGAGTTAGAATTACCAACTACTGCATCTCTACCTATATAAGCATCATTTAATGTTATTATACCATTTGATGTTATCTCTCCGTTACTTCCTTTTAGTTGGATGGATGAATTTCCACTAACAGGAAGTCTTAATATATCAGCAGTTATTGTACCAGTAGTTATCTTACCAGTAGGAAAATTTAAGGTCTTGTCTTGTATTGAAACGCCAAATGATCTATTAATAAGAAGTATAGCTTCTTGTAGCTGAGAAAAATTAGCATTTGTTATAGAATTATTGGCCCCTATTGTATTGGAAGACAATAACTGTTTTATCGTAATCTGATTAAGTTCCTTCATCCCGGAATATTATGTTTAGAATATATATCCGGATTTTAAATCTCAATCAACTTATTAGAGTTTCAATCTCCTTATAAAAAGAATTAAATTTAGATGGAAAAAAAATTTTAAGTTCTTCTATCTCCCTATTAGATAGACTATACTTATCTTTTATGAAGTTTATAACTTCTTCTTTATACTCTTTTTTCTCCTTTTCCTTCTCTTTTTTTGATGTTTTTGTCCATACCCAAGATGGATTATTTTTGTGTTTGTGTGTTATAAATATCTTCCAAAAGTCTACTACTTTTTCGGGATTTATTTTTATATTATTAAATGAATTAGCTTGAAGGGGATATGCTATAGAACATATACGATTAACCATAAATAGATTTCTAGCTTTATCTCTATCACTTATCTTATCCCAAGCTTTGGAATAAAATGATTTTATTATATCAAATGGATTATTCATTAGTTAAATAGTTCGAATGGATCAAATCCCTTAGGAGGTTTAGCTTCGCTAGCCCATGGTGAATTTTCAATCATTTCTTTTTTATCTATATTTAATGTGATTTTTTCTTTGGAATCTAATTCCTGTACGTGATTCTTTAATCCTTCAACCATATTTTTTGGAAGAGTCCTAGAATTAAGCCAAACCAATCTAGCGTTTTCCTCGTAGAATTTTTTAAATTTATCTCTATTCTCAGAGTTGTCTGTTTGTGATATTAATCTTAATGAAAGACCAGCTATCCATCCGAGAAAATCTTCATTATCCCATAGATACTCCATCGAATAATCTTTCCATTCCGACTCCTGATAAAGCTCCCAAATTTTATTAGATTTTCCTTCCGCTATATTAGAATTCTTTCCGCTTTTAGTTTGGTGCGGAAAAACTCCAGGAACGTCATCTTTTTTGTCACCCATTAGGATTTTTTTAAAAATGTATTCCTTAGTGTTAATTCTTTCTAAAGTACAAGAAGATAATAGCTTTTCCATCTTTGATGAATTAGCTCCAGAGATAGGATTAACATCAAATATAGTTGTTTCTGATTCGGATTCTTCTTTCCAATTTTCAGAAACAATTAATTTGTTATTTTTAGAATTACTGTTCCATATTCCAACCCAAACATCTTCGTTGTATTTTACTAACTGGTGCATGTCCTTATCACCACTTATTACAATAACAGATTCTTTCTTATCTGTAAAATATTCAGACCAAGCCCAAATTAAATCGTCTCCTTCCGCTCCTTGATATGAGCTATAAATAAATCCATTAGATTCTAGATATTCCGAAAACTCGTCCATTAATCTAAAAAAAGATCCCCAGTCTACACCTTCTCCTTTTACTCTACTTTCCTTATAAACACTTCTTGTTATTTTGTAATCTTTTCTCCAAGATCTAGAATCCTTACAAAATATCACTTGTTTTATTTCTGGTATTTGTTTAAGAGAATAGCAAAGATCCGTTATCACCTTTCTTATAAACATATTTCTTTCAGCCTCTGATGATAATACATCTCCAGGGTTCTTACTTCCAAATCCAGAAAATATACCGAATGTCTTATGGAAGATATAATTACCGTCTACTACTACTGTTGTCATTAAAAATCTTCATTTGTTATCATTATATCATAGTCAAAAAAACCAGAAAAATCCCTTTCGTCAGCTAAAAATCTTCTTCCGACATTATCTGCATCATTCCTTTCCTCTAATCTTTTTCTTCTAATTTCTGCTGAAGGATTCAAATAAATAACGAAAGATTCGTCTCTAAATGATTTAGGTAAGCTTCTAAGACCTGCGGGACTAAGAATGAAAAGATTCTTTATTGAAAATTCCCCCTTGGATATTCCGTATCTCCAGCCATTAAATTCTTGTAGTTCTAGAAATATGTCGTTGTTGGCTTTAAAAAAATCTTCATCCCTATAATAATAATCTATTCCTTCTTCCTCTCCCTCACGTGGAGGTCTACTAGTAAAAGATACACCATACTCGAATCCTTTATCTACCATTTTTTTTCTCAGAAAATCTTTTCCTGATCCTCCTGGTCCAACTATTATAATTTTTCCTTTCATATTATTATTTGCATATTATAATAAGCATTACTATCTAAAACCTTAGATAATGCCTAGTATACTGGTCATTTATTGAACATTTGTTGTAGTTCAAATATTAAAGCTAATAGGCTAACTATAGGATCTATTACTTGGCTTCTTTGAGATTGGTATCTCGCCACAGTAATAACTATAGAAGGTATTAAGTTTAATTTTTGCGGATTCTTTTCTTCAATCCATTTAATAAAGTCAGAACTTAAAGATGCCATAACCTCATCAACTCTTCCTGAATATTGACCAACTATGTATTGGTAGTTTCCAATTGGATCTGGTTTAGATAGAACTATATTAAAAACTTCCTCGTGGTCAAATGTTATCTCGTTTATTTTGCTTTCTGTTAGATCTGTTACTCCGTCTATTTGCCATCTCTGTATGGTATTAAGTGCGGATCTCATATCAGGAAAATACTTCTTTGTAAATAGCTCAAGACTTCTGTCGTCGTGATTTATTTCCATTAGATTAAGTATTTTAGAAACGCGATCTTGCCATTGGGTCTTTATCTCGTTCTCTTCTTCCTTACTCATAGGATCAAAATCATAAACTTCAAATCTTGACCTAATAGCATCCGGAATTTTACTTAAATAGTTACACGTAGCAACAAATCTTGTTGTTCTAGCATATTTCTCTATTGTACCTCTTAAAGCTTTGTAGAACTGATCTGATGCACCGTCGAACTCATCTAGAACTACAATCTTAATCTGATTCTCCCCGTCTAGTATAGAAACTGTAGAACAGAAATCATGAACTTTAGTTCTAATTGTTTCTACTGAACTTTCATCTGATACATTTATAAAAATGTATGGATGATTCTTTATTAGAATTTTAGCCATACTGGTTTTACCAGATCCTGGAGATCCAGCTAATAAAACATTCTGTTGAAGTCCACTTTCAAAAGATCCCTTTATTCTTTGTGGAAGGATCATGTGTTTTAGTTCCTTCGGTCTTAATTTTTCTGTTAATAGTTCTTGTATCATTTAATATTTTTTAATATTCTTTCCATCTCAGCATCAACAACTTTCTTTGCTATTCTTTTATACTCATCTCTTATAATAGATTTCTGCTCTTCTGTTGCAGATCTCATATTAAGAGACTTAAGATGATTCCATTTAACCATTGTCGAAGCTCTATATGTCTCGTAATTGTTTAATTGTGTTCTTTTAGATTTTATAAGTACTTCAAGTATTTTATCCTTAGTAGGATTCTCCATTCCCTTAAATTTTGTACCCCTAGGTATTTTTTTCAAAGAAATTTTAGATGCTATTTCTTCTATATAGTCGCCAAATTTTTTATAAAATTCGTCGTGCTTTTCTATTCTCTTCCTCCTATCTATTTCCTTATGTCTATCATTTAGCAGTTTTATTTTTTCTGAATTTTTTTTACAATATTGAATGGAATATTGTTTTTTGTATTTTTTATTTTTTAAACTCCATTCCCTAGATTTCTTCTTAGTACACTCAGCACATTTATGTGCCTCTTCTTTATAAATATAAAAATCGGACTCTCCGTGAATTTTACATACCCCTTTTAAAAATTTTGTTACCTTAACCTCCATATATTAAAATTTAAATCATTTACATAAACCACTCATATTGTCACCTAAATCCTTATCGTTTCTTATTTCTATAAATCTTGGTAAAAACAAAGACCAATTATCATTCTTATCATTTATTATGACGTTGTATTGTATAGCACAAACCTTACCTATTTGAGAATCTGGATTTTCACTAAGATCTTTAAGATCCTGATCTGTAAATCCTGCTCCTACTTTTACTTTAACTGTACCTGATGAATCTTCACAATAGAAACCTCCAATAAACCCTTCTCTCTTACCTTCTCCTGGATACCATCCAGTAATTATTAGATCACAATCATTAACCTCCTTAAGCTTAATCCAATTCTTAGATCTCTTGCATTCATATACATGTTCAGGATTTTTAAGAATTACTCCCTCTCCCCCGCGAGCAACAATTTTGTTATAGTAAGCGTAGATGTCTTCTTTTTCAGTAGTCAAGAAAGAATCTGCAAGAGTGAGTGAAGTTGTCTTATATGTACTAAAAACCCCCTCTAATGTACTTCTTCTGACATCAAAAGGAATTATACCTTTTCCAGATTTTAACGTGTCTGCATCTTCAAGATCAAAAACATTATAAAGAAGATCGTCACCTATAGAATCTAATGGTTTTCCTTTTAACATTTGTGTAACTTTACCTGATACACTTTTCCTGTTTAGATCAGTAAGTTCCCCGTCAAAAAACCATTCTCCTTTTAATCCCGAATTTTTAATAAGTATCAAACATTCATCTGCAATCTTTTTCAAGTATTGATTAGGAATTTCGTTGAAAGCCCTTGTGTAAAATTTTACTTCACCACCGGAAATAAATGCTATTACTCTTACACCGTCATATTTTTCCTCACAAACGATTAGATCCCATTTTTTTATTTCGTCTTCGTCGTCTTGTGCAAGCATTAGACTTGGATCGGGTATAACTTCCTTATTAAAAGCTTTGTTTATTAACTTAGCTCCAATTCCTATGTTTAATCTTTTTGTTAAAACTTTAGACAAAATCTTTCTTTCATCAATAGAAAGGGGATAACAGTTAACAACTTCAAATGCTTCCTCTCTTAATTTATCATTTGCTGCAGGTGCAAAAAATAATTTTTCAGTAAGATCCTTAAATCTTTCAAATAGATCTCCATCCTCTATGATATAGGGTGATTCTTCTAAAACTGGAAGCTTGTGTAGTTTTGTTGTTAAAAATGGATCTAGAGCAACTTTTAAAAGATATTCTAATTCCTTAGAGTAATTATTTTTTATTAGATCCTGTTTAATTTTTTGTGACCCGTTGCCTGTTGAATTTTCAATCTCTAATAAAATTCTAAGTTCTTTCTGCATGAATTGGTTTTTAGCTAATATAGAAATCAAATCTAAATAATAAAAATGATTTAAATATTATACTAAAAAAAAATAAGTAAGTTTTCGGTTTATTGGTTTTAAATAGCAGGTTCTGCTCCTGTTGCTTCGCCTCCAGTAGCTCCAGCTTCTGCTCCAGTAGCTCCAGCTTCTGCTCCGGTAGCTCCAGTAGCCCCGGCTTTACCTTCTTCCTCTGATTTTTTAACGTAGGATTTATTTAACTGTATATCCTCATAGTTAAGATCTAACCATCTCTCTATCATAAAATCTTGATCAAAAAATTGAACCTCTTCTTCGTTTACTGTTTCTTTTATTTCTCCCATTGCAGTAATGAAATCAATTTTTTTGATCAGTTGTTCTATTTCTCTAGATTCGCCAAATAAATTATCACTTTCAAATTTAACACCTATTTGACTTCTAAATTCAGCATCGTTTTTAAGATCTGGAAATTCTAAGCACATTTGTATCCATAGAGGTTTTACTATAATCTCTTGGAATATAGATCTCAATCTTGTTATAAATTTAGCAAATCTAACCTCATCCCTTTCTGCTCCTTCCGCCCCTGTTTTAAAAGTATTATTTGAACCCATACCAAATCTTGAAGAGAATCTGTTATAAGGTATTTTGGAATCTTGTCTTAATTTATTATAGAAATAAACAACCGAGTCCATTATATTTAAATTAGGACCTTGAGCATTAAGTGTTTCTACTTTTACTGATTCACCTCCTTGCTGTGGGAAAAGATAGTTTTTATAAAATTGAAGATCGGGTCTTCCGTTTATAGCTAATTCTCCTGAGCTTGTATCTAGTTTAATATCCTCTTTATATACGGACATAAGTTCTCCAAGTGTCTCTTTAGCCTTTTGAGGAGCTTTACTTCCAATAGGAACTGTCATTTTAATCCTATACTGAGCATTCATAACATTCCATATTATTCTGGAGTGTTCCATAATCTTTAATAAGTTATAAGACCTTATTAATCTTTCAGTGTAAGATACTCTTGAAACAACGTTGGCTTTAGCATACGAGATATAAATAACCTGAGCATCTAATAACTTTCTTTGTCTAACAGTTTCTCCGTAATACTGCCACCATATAGTTTCTCTTGTTCCGTCAGGCTTTTTTTCGATAGCTGGAGTTAAACTAACAGCATCCAATTCTTTAAAACCAACTATTTCTTTACCATCGTTTGAATATATTATCTCGAATGCTAAAAACCCTTCTACAATTAGTTGTCTAAAGTATTGCCATCCGGTTAATCCATTTGCAAAATTGTGAAGAACATATAGTTTTCTGAAATTCTTCCTCATGGATTTTATAACATCATCCTTTAGATCCATATTCATTAAAGCTGGATGACAGAAAAAATTCTTCTCATCATATACTACTGCTTCGTCACATATAGTATCTAAAATATATTCTATCTCAGCATTTAAAGCAAAGGTTCTTAGAAAATCCCTTTTGAATGGATAATCTTTATCAAAATATGCTATGTACTTTCTGTTTGATGTGTCTTGGGCTGCTATACTATAGATAAAGTCTTCGTCGCTATCAGTAAATCCAAATCTTTCTCTCATGCTGGCTTCAGATGCACCTATAGCCATGGAGTCTTGAATAACCATATCCTTATACTCCATTCCAAAAGACCCAAGACCACTAATAGTTTTTAATATCCTAGAGATATTCGGATTTATCTTTCCTAAATTATCTAAAAAGCCCGCCATATTTTATATTGTAATTTCTCCTCCTTCAGATCCAGCTTCACCTCCTGTTGCTCCTTCAGCTCCTGTTGCTCCTGCTTCAGCTGCTGCCGCTTCTTTCTTTTTCTCTGCTGCTTTTTCTTTGAATTTTTTATTTGTAACTAAATCCTGTCCTTTCACTCCTAAAAATCTATCAACTAAAAAGTCCATATTAAAATATTTTTTACCCTCTGAGTTCATTAGGGCGGATATTTTTATAACCTGGTCTTTTCTAGCAGCTAATACCTCCATTTCTTTTGCTTCCCTAAATATATTTTCTTTTACATAATCTAAACCAAATTCAGATTTAATTATGTAATCTTTTTTAAGATGTGGAAAGTCTAAGCAGAATTGTACCCATAGTGGCTTCATTAATATCTCTTGATATATTGACCTTAATCTGTTAATAAATTTAGCAAATCTTATTTCCTCCTGATCCAATCCTTCTGCTGTAAAAGTAATTGTTCCTTCAGATCCTGCTTCTTCTCTACCAAATCTAGTTGCTGGTATTTTAGAGTCCATTCTTAATTTATTTGCAAAATATTTAAGAACTGTTGTATCCGAAAATGCAGTTGCATCTCCTCCACCAGGAAGTGGCTGTATATCCGGAGTTCCATTAGGAGATGATGGCATTAAGTAATTTTTAAAGAATTGTATCTTCGGTTTTCCGTCGATTGTTAATTCTCCACTGCTATTATCTAATCTTATATCTTCTTTATAGATTGACATTAGCTCACCTAATGTTTGTTTTGCTTTTTGTGGTGATCTAGTACCTATAGGAACTGTCATTGCCATCCTATATGAAGAGTTCATTACGTTCCAAATGATTCTTGTGTGCTCCATTA